CAAAATAATCCTTATATTAAAGTTAATTTTATGATTCGTTGTTCGGTGAAAATAAAGTGTTTTGAAAGCCCCACTTATTTCATTTAGGCTTAGGAATACATTTAATCTTTATAAAATTTGTGACTTAATTGCAACATAAAAAAAAGGGCCAGTCTCCCGGCCCTTTTCTCAACCCCAGATTCAAGGTTAACCATCCAACCTGCGGGTCTACTTACCTTTCAAAAGTTTGTTGCCTTCTGAGAGTAAATTCTCTTTCATTTTGCCATAGCTAATACCTTCTTTTTTAGCTATCTTTTTAACTTCATCATCAACCAATTTTGCAATCATATTACCAGGTCTTCTAAAACCGTTCTGACCCATTGCTCGTATGATGGTGTATGATTCGATATCAACTGCACATGACTTCCATTTATTTATGTCCATACTGCTCCTTATTTTTCTTGATACTCTTTACTTTTGTAAAATTCAACTAAATTAATTTTACTTTTTTGGGTCAATCCTGAATTATAGATACGTTCTATAATTGCAATGTAATCAGCAGTAGAGTTACCTGACAAAAACCATGCAGACTTACTCTTACAAGCATTCTTAAATCTTTTGTGATCAAACTTAGGATGCTTATCTGCTACAATGTATGACACCACCATCGAACGTTTGAATCTTTTGTTCTTGGTAGACTCCATGCCATAAAAGTATTTTTTTAATTGCATCAAGTGTGATCCAATACGATCAGCATGTTCGATACCTCCTGCAGGAATTACAAATCTTCCTGTTTTAAAATCATTACTGATTCTTGACCACAGTGAAGTTTGTTTTAATAAAAGGACTACCATTTCAGCAACATTGATTCCGTATTGCTGCATTTTATTTCTACAAATTTTGTAGTCCATTTTACCTCTTGCACAATTATGATTTAAGAAATCATTCATAGACCAATTTTTTCTACCTGTGTTAAGTCTTGCAACATCAAGAGGATCGTTTGAGTCCATAATTATAAAAGGTATTTTTAGATCAAGTTGTTTTCTTGCTTCCAACGTATGTTGGCCATCAACAACTTCCATATTTTTATTAACTCTAATTGGATCGTATAAATCTTTTTCAGAAATTAATTTTTTTAATTGTTCAACATGTCCAGGATCAACTGGTCTGTTGCCTCTAGTTTTTTTGAACTTCGTGTAATCCGTAGTTTCAAAAAACTTATTATGTATTGCTTTGTTCATTTCTTTTCCTCCTATAGGTTAATAGAACAATGAGTATCCCACAAATGCAAAAATAAATAATAATACTTTTGCAGGGATAATTGTGATTAGTGCAATAAAGATCATACTAAATATCAGGTCTTTCATCTTCTGCACCTTTCAATTGATCGTAGCAAAGTTCTGATGCTACTTTTTCGTTTATTATATAAATTGGCATGTCTTCGAATTTTAATGAACACTGCTGCAGCTTACGCATACAATTTTGGAATTCATCATCAGAATATTCTAAAGGCATACCTGTCATAGTATTAAGAGGTAGATCGGATAAAATTCCGTCAACCTGTTGACACCAATTTTTAAAAGTCTCAGATTTATTTTTCATTAAGTATCTTCTCCAAATCTTCCATAGGATTAGTTTCAATAATACCTAACGCATCTTTCAATCTTTGATTTTCTTCCGTTAGTTTTTTTATGTTTCCTGTTAGATCATCAAGTTGGTTACAAAGTCTGTTACAAACTTTTTGTAATTCATCTAATGCAATGTCTAACTCTGTTGCTTCTTTTGTTAACACCAACGGTTGTACTTTTTTAAGGAACTCATTTGTGTCCTTATGTCTGTCTTCTGCTATTGCCATCTGGCCTCCTCTTTGTTAATATTTTTTAGCACACCATTTATATAAACATTTTAATGGGATATGCAAGTAAATAATGAGCTAGGATAATATAGGATTTTATGACAAAATTTTTATTAGTTATGTATATGTGTAGTATGTTAACTAACGACTGTCCTAGTCATCATATCCCTGGATTTACCTTTACATCACACACAGAATGCGTTCAGGCAGGTTACCGAGTTGCTCATAACACCTTTAAATCATTAGATGAAATTGAAGAATTCGATAAAGAATACGTAGAAACCAATAGAATAGTAGTAAAATTTGAATGCAGAGCCATAGAAGTTCCAAAACCTCTTATCCCACCCCCAAAGCCAAAAATTAACACATGATGTTGCATTTATGTCACAAATTAGTTATAATCCCTTATGAAGCTGTATCGCGTCCAAGCAAAATATAAAAATATATATGTTGATGAGATGCTTGAGGCCAAGAACGATACGGCAGTCCTTGAGGATTTTGTAAAGAAGGTTGACTCAGGGGATGTAACAGAGAAACCTGGTGCTGGGTTCGAAGATCCCAACGTTTTGTTT